TCTTCTAAAGAACTCACTCCGAGAGAAAGAGCCGAACAAGAAGCAAAAGTGTTTAACTCAACACCCGGTAAGCTCATTGGCTATGAGTGCGAGAAATGTATGAACCGAGGCTATATTTACCGTGTAAAGGCAGGCGAAACGCCTTTCGGGCAGGTTACATATGATGTGGTTGCTTGCAAATGTGATTGTATGAAAATTCGAGATGAACTTCACAGAATGCAGAACAGCGGTCTTCAAAAACTTCTTAAACGATATACTTTTGAAAGTTACAAGACAACCTGAGATTGGCAGAAATATGTGAAAGATAAAGCATATGAGTACATTGACAAATGCTCTGATTGGTTCTTCTTCGGCGGTCAGCCCGGTTGTGGAAAGACACATATATGTACGGCTATTGTCGGAGCATTACTCAAAAAAGGCAAAGCACCTAAATATATGCTTTGGCAGGATGATATTACCAAAATCAAGCAGGCATCGAGTAATTTAGAGGTGTATGAAGCTCTCATAAATTCATATAAGCAAGCGGAAATTCTTTACATTGATGATTTCTTTAAAACTCGCAGGGGCGATTTTGTCTCAACAGCTGATGTCAATGCTACATTTAAGATTATCAATTACAGATACAATGAAGGATTGCCGACTATCATAACATCTGAATTATCACTTGAACAGATTTCGCAGATTGATGAGGCTTTAGGCAGTAGAATTTCAGAAATGGCTAATCCGAAAATTTTTATTAAAGCCGATAAAAATAAGAATTACCGTTTTACGAGAGGAAATGAAAATGATGTCTGAAGCACAGGAGCAATGTAAACTCATTAAATGGGCGGATAAATGTGTGCAAATGAAAATACATCCTGAACTTTCAATGCTGTACGCTGTTCCAAATGGTGGCAGAAGAGATAAAGCCGAAGCCGCACATCTTAAAAGGCAAGGAGTTAGGGCAGGTGTTCCGGATTTATGCCTTGCTGTGCCAAAAGGTAAATATCACGGCTTATATATTGAGCTTAAAGTCGGCAACAATAAGACTTCTGAACATCAGGATAAATGGTTGCAGAATCTTTCACGGTGCGGATACGCCGTAAAGGTATGTTATGGCAGTACATCAGCAAAGCAGACAATTGAAAAATATCTGCAATTGGGTGATTGATTATGAAATTGCAGGTTTGTCGAAAGTGTAAACACGAATATCATCCATGTAGCATACGGAAATGCCCATACTCTGAAAAAGGTTTGTACATATGTGTTTATTGCTGTAAGCATTGCAGGTTTTGCAAGCCCGTAAGCACAGGCTTTGTCTGTGGATTTGAAAGAAGAGAAAGCGTTGAAAGCGAGAATACCCGTTAAGCTGAAAAGGGAGGCTATGGCGGAAATTAACCGCCTTGCAGACAGGGAATACCAGAAAGTCAAGGACAAAGAAATCAATGACCTGACAAGGCGAATTTTTAAGACTATCGTATTTGCCTTGCATAAGGATTTCGGCTTTGGCCGTGACAGATGTGTGAAGGCTTTGAAGTCTATGACCGAAATAATTGAACACTCCGACACTGACGAAGTGTTTTGGGAGCATATCGACCGTGTGGTTATCGACAAGCTGAAACTTGAATTTGAGAAGCGGGACTACACAGACAACGGAAAAGTTGTTAATTTTGAAGGAGACGAAGAAAATGATTGATTGTACGAAAACTACAAACTACTTCAACGAAAAGTTGAAGATGACGAAAAGAACAAAGAACGGACTGTGTAAAATTAAGTGTAGCAACTGTCCTTTGTGTAGTAATAACAACGGTGAAGGTTTATCGTGTCCAACCTTTGAAATGTATTATCCTGAAAAGGCGGTTAAGGCTGTACAGAGGTGGAGCGATGAACATCCGCCAAAGACATTTCTTACGGAGTTTTTGGAGAAGTATCCGAATGCAGAGCTTAATCACGGAGTACCAAAGCTTTGTCTAAAAAATTTAGGAGCTGTTTCGGGTTGTCCAAAAACAAAAGAGGGTAACTTCTATGTTAGCTGTCGTAGTTGTTGGAATCAGCCTTTACCAGAAAGGGAAGAAGTGAAATAAATGAGAATTTACCAGTGTGATTGTTGTGAAAAAGTTATCTCGAATCCGCACAAAGTTAAAATGAAGGAATTCTATATAAGGATTGATACAGATTGCATCAGTGGGATTGCAATTCCTATCGAAAGCAAGGGAAGAATTAAAATACATCTATGTGATGAATGTTACAAAGGCTTAAATCTTATTGGTGAATTGGTGCCGAAAAAGGAGAGCAGGAAAAATAATGACGAACTTTGAAAAAATCAAACAGATGTCAATTGACGAAATGGCTCGGAGTTGCATGAGTTTTTTTGCCTGTCCATATGGAACTCCATATTTCGGTTGTCCTATGAAAAAGCGATTCAATGGCAGTTGCATTGACTGCACGAAACATTGGCTTGAAAGTGAGGTAGACAGTGATTGACAGCTAAAGAGATTAAGAACATTAACAGAGAGATTTCACGGCTCAGAGCGAAAATGGCACGGATTCAGGCTGAGGCGGACAACACGGCGGTGACGCTGGGTGAACGAATTGTTCCGTCAGGTCAGACATCCGATAGGGTGGGCAATGCGGTGGCGCAGATTGCCGATATTCAGCGTGATATTCAGAACCTTGAAATCCGCAGGAACTCGGCTCTGAACAGCCTCTCACGGGATGATTTTGTGGAAAACTGCCTGTTTATGCACCTCGGCTTAAAATACAGCTGGGCGAAGATTGCAGTCGATACAGGCGGAATCAACACTCCCGACAACATAAGAAAAATGTGCAACCGCCACCATTGGTAAATTTGTCCGTTTTTCCGTTTTAGGTGCGGTATAATGTAAACTGAAGAAAGCAACAACAAGAGACATATAAAACTCTCCTAATAATAACGATTACATAGGCTGTTTTCGTATGAATACAGTCTTGTAATCGTTATTGTGCATAAAAAATGTCACTATATTTGAACAATGTTACAAATTGTACAAATAACATTGAAAACAGTTGTATTATTATGTATAATATGTAACTGAGGTGATATTATATGTCGAAAAAAGTAGAATTTTTTGTGTTGACTTTTGCTCCAAAAGATAAAAATGACAAAAATATTTACAGTGGAAATTTCAAAAACTTTTTCGAAAAAATAGAAGAAATTTTTGCTATGGCAGATAAGTCAAAAATATTGTACCGAGATATTGGTGGTAAAAAGATTACAATTTCACGATTTTTGAGAAACGACAGCAATTATTTTCTTATACCATTTGGTAAACTAAAAGAGGGTAAAACCTATACACAAAAAGATGATATATTCACGGAATTAAACACGGAACTGTTTGAAGTGTCTTCTATGGTTTTCAACATAACGAATAATGTTGCCATAATAACTAAGAATAAAATGGGACCTAACTTTACATTGATTGAAGAATATCTAAACAGTTTTATACCTGCTGATTTCGATTATGAAATCAAAATTATACCTTTATTTGAAGATAATGGTTTAAGTAAATTAAAGAATGCAAAGTACGTAAAAAGTATTATCATATAATTACGCATTAGCGATGCAGTTAAGTCTCTGTATGCAAATAGATTCAGATCACAAAAAGGACATATAAATTCTTTTATAGCATATTCTGCTAATGATATTAAATCGGAAAGCATTAAACTAGAACTTGGATTTAATTATGCAAAAAAGAAGGATTCTCTTGATATAGATTGTGTTTATCAATTGATTGAAGATTTGAAGTTAAATCCAGATATAATCAAACAAATCAGATTAAAATATGTAACGCCTCAAGGTGATAATGACTATGCTGAACTTAAAGATAGTAATATTATAGTTAGCCACACTTTTGGTATTCGAGACAATTTTTTGCCTTCTGAATATCTTTTAAATAGCTGTAATGAAGCTTTTGAAGGTAAGGTTAATAAGTATAGAAAACAGAGAATTTCCATACAAGCTGCTGAAATATCAATGCCCACTGAATTAAGAGAGCTGCGTTTGGATTGGAATCCGGAGGAATATTATGACAATTAGTGGTAGTATGAAATCGTAGGAGGTGAAATATATGAATAAGATTAAATCATCATTAAGCGATTTTAAAATAGAATTCTTTATATTATTGATATCCATTGCTTTCTTTATTGTGGGGGTAATTGTGGGGGTAATAATTTATAATAATAGTTTTGTTGATATAAAAATTACTCTTGATAATTTAGCAGTTAAAATCTTTCCTAATGACAGGTTAAATATGATAGCGACTATACTTACTATTACCACTGGTTTTTATTTAACAATCGCAACGGTAGTGTCTGTATCGGTTATAAATGTCAGTAGGGCAATACTTGAATCACAGTCAGATAAGCCTATTATAACGCTAATAATGTTAGGCATTATAGAAAACATTGTTTGCATTATTCTTTGTACCTGGCTAATTGGTGACGATGAAATTAAAAATATATTTGTTTCTTTTTGGCTTTCTATTGTAATATTGATGTCTTTGGTTACATTTGCAAAATTCATTAACTTTGTTCGTCATTTGTTAATCGAAAATATGAAACAAATGCAGAAGGATTTTCAAGTTGAAGATGAAAAAGAAAATGAATTGTTTTCACTTTTAGAAAACATAGAAAAAAATACTAGAGTTAAATAAAATTGTTATTCAGAGACCGCTCTCACCCCGAGGGCGGTTTTGTGTTAGCGTGAAAGGTGGTGTTGTATTATGGCTATGCTAACAGCTAAGCAACAAAGATTTTGCGATGAATATTTAGTTGACCTTAATGCAACACAAGCCGCAATAAGGGCAGGATATTCAAAAAAGAACGCAAATAATATAGCAAGTGAAAACTTGGCAAAACCCAACATAAGGGAATATATAGACAAAAGATTATCTGAAAAAGAATCAAAACTAATTGCTCAGCAAGATGAGGTTCTGAAATACCTTACTGCAGTTATGAGACGTGAAAAGAAAGAAAGCGTTGTTGTAACAGTCAGTCAGGAAGAGTCAACATACAAACCTGATGAAAATGGTACAATGCGAAAACATACAATTAAAAGCGAAGTGCCGGAGATAGTAACGATACCAACAAGAATATCCGACGCAAACAAAGCGGCCGAGTTGTTAGGTAAAGTATATAGCCTTTTCAAGGATAAACTTAATGTTGACGCAAAGGTTGAGCAGTCCGAAAAGCTATCCGATGTGTTCAGACAGTTGGGTGGTGAGGGACTGAGTGAGTAACAAATTCCCGCTTTCACAAAAGTATATCGACTTTATCAACACAACAAATGTGTCGGCTGAATTTCTTGAAGGAACTACAGCCTCAGGAAAAACAACAGTCGGAGCAGGTGTTAAGTTTATGCGAATGGTGTCGCAGTCGCCGAAGAAGCTTCACGCAATTGCCGCCAAAACTACGGGCAAGGCTGAGGAAACTATAATTCAACAGGACAACGGTATTCTCGACTTGCACCGCAACGCAGTTTACTGTGGCAACGGCGACAAGGACTACAAGCTCCCGCATATCAAGTTTGAGGGCAAAATTATCTATATTCTCGGCTACAGCAGTCGAGATAAATGGGAAATGGTACTCGGTGCGCAGTTTGGGTGCGTTTATATTGACGAAATCAACACCGCTGATATCGAGTTTATCCGAGAGATGTCAACCCGTAATGACTATATGCTTGCAACGCTGAATCCCGACGATCCGAGCCTGCCTGTGTATAAGGAGTTTGTCAACCGCTCCCGTCCTTTTAAAAAATATGAAAACGATGTTCCTCCCGAGATTACGGCGGAGCTTACCGAAGAACCTGTACCGAATTGGCGGTATTGGTTCTTTTCTTTTGCCGATAATTTAAGTCTTACACCCGAACAGATTGAAAAGAAAAAGAACTCTGCACCGAAAGGTACAAAGCTCTATAAAAATAAAATCTTAGGTTTGCGAGGCAGAGCAACAGGGCTTGTGTTTCCGAATTTTGAGAGGGCAAGACATATCAAATCAAAAGAGTGGGCAGGAGAGTTTTTGAACTGTAACCGCAAGTCGGAACACTTTGTTCAGTTCACCGCAGGTCTTGATACCGCATATTCGCAGAAGTCGCCTGACACTATCGCAATGACATTTTACGGCATTACCAATCACGGCAAGTGTGTTCAGCTTGATGAAAGAGTTTATAACAACGCTGAAATGCAAACACCTATTGCCCCGAGTGACACGGTGAAGAATTTTATTGATTTTCTTGACCGCAACCGTGATGAATGGGGCTTTGCACGCACGGCTTTTATTGATAGCGCCGACCAAGCGACTATTACCGAATTTCAGAAGTATAAGCGACAGCACGGCTGTGTCTATGACTTTGCAAATGCATGGAAGAAAACGAAGATTATCGACCGAATCAATCTTGTACTCGGCTGGCTTGCCACCGACTGTTATTTTGTGCTTGAACATTGTAAAAACACGATTGCCGAGTTTGAAATTTACAGCTGGCGAGAGGATAAAGACAACACACCCGAGGACGGTCACGACCATTGCATTAACAGCGGTCAATATGCGTGGCTGCCGTTTAAAAATATTATTGGAAGTGAAATAAATGGGGCTGATTAACAGAATGGCTGAATCTATCAGATCGGGAATTAAAAACTTTTTGCAGATTACTCCTGCAAGCGACAAAACAATTGCCATCACCGAAACAAGCAATCATCTGACCGAGTGCTTTATCAATCGCATTTGGTATTGGGGCAACAGCAAACAGCTTGCGGAGCTGTACAGGCAGATTGATACAAACAAAACTATGTTTTGGGCGGCAAAAAGCACAAAGGGACTTGAAATCCGTAAAATACACACGGGCTTGCCGGCACTCATCTGCGAAACGCTCGTGAATATCGTAATTGCCGACTACAACGGCACAGATGTTACAAGTAAAAATTCAACCGCTTATGCAGAGCGTTGGGAAGACATTGAAAAGCAGAACAAGCTATCCGACACGGTTAAGCAAATGCTCCGGGACCTATGTGTTGTCGGTGACGGTGCTTTTAAGGTCAGCTTTGACACGGCTGTATCAGATGTTCCGATTGTTGAATGGTATCCTGCCGAAAACATCGACTTTACATATGTGCGCGGCAGAATCCGAGAGGTTAAGTTTTACACCGATTACACGCAAAAACACCGCCGTTACCGTTTTGAAGAAACATACGGTTACGGCTATATTCACTATGCTTTGTATGATGACAACGGCAAAGAGATTGACCTGCACACGGTTGACGCTCTTTCGTGGATTGATTCAAAGGGCGTTACATTTGACGAATCATATATGTGGGCTGTACCTGTCCTTTACGGCAAATCGTGCCACAAGGGCAGAGGTGCGGGCATTATTGGCATAAAAACAGACGCTTTCGACAGCCTTGATGAAGTGTGGTCACAGTGGATGGACGCACTCAGAGCCTGCCGAACAAAGCAGTATGTGCCTGGTTGCCTTGTTCCGAGAAATCCCGAAACCTGTCAGCCGATATCGCCAAATCCGTTTGACAACCGATTTATCACCGTGGGCAACGATATGTCTGAAAACGGCAACGGCAACAGGATTTACACCGAAAGTCCGCAGATTCAGCATGAAAGCTATTTGAGTTCATACATTACTGCCCTCGACCTCTGCTTACAGGGCATTATATCGCCGTCAACTCTCGGCATTGATACGAAGAAGCTTGATAATGCAGATGCTCAGCGTGAAAAGGAAAAGACAACCCTTTACACAAGGCAGAACCTTGTGAAAATTACGCAGAACGCACTTCAAAGCCTTGTTGCAGTTGTACTCAATGCAGACAGTGAACTCAACGGCAATGGTATTGTTGAGGGTTTGGAAGTATCCGTAAACTTCGGCGAATATGCAAATCCGAGCTTTGAAAGTCAGGTTGAAACCGTGTCAAAAGCAAGGCAGGGCGGTTTGATGTCAGTTGAAACCTCGGTTGACGAGCTTTACGGCGACAGCAAGTCGGAGGATTGGAAAGCCGAAGAGGTGCAGAGAATTAAGGAAGAACAGGGCATTGCAGGCGAGGAAGAAAAATCGGAGCTTGACGATGTGGACCTTACCGACACAGAAGAACCTGACAATAAAGCAGATGATGAAGAAAATGCGGAAAATAATGCAGAAAAAACCGAAAGCAATCCCGAACAGAACGATACACAGGTAAACAATGAGTGATTACAGTATCAGAGAAGCCTTTGAAAAAATCGAAGATGAACTGATTGACAGCATGATGAGAAATTTCAGCCGTCACAGAGCCGAAGAAACCAAAGAGGGTTACAACTGGACACAATGGCAGGCTGAACAGCTCAAAAGTCTTGAAGAGTACCGTAAGCACAACGCAAAGAAATTCGGCAAGCGTTTCAAAACCATTAACAGCAAGGTTGAAGAGATGATTCGCACCGCCAAAGCTGACGGAAATGCAAGTCAGGAGGCAGAAATTCTTGAAGCTGTCAAGGACGGTTTCAAAGCCCCGAAAAAGCCGTCAGCACACAGCACAGCCGAGTTTTTTAAGGTGAATGACCGTAAACTTGACGCACTCATAAAATCGACCACAGACGATTTAAAGAGGGCAGAAACGGCAGTTTTGCGTATGAGCAACGACAAGTACCGCAAGGCGATTTTTAACGCACAGGTTGCAATGAACACGGGTGCGGTTACATACGAAAAAGCCGTTGATATGGCTTGTAAAGATATGCTCAACGCAGGTCTTAATTGTGTTGAATACAAAAACGGTGCAAGGCATACGCTCTCGGATTATGCGGATATGGCGGTTAAAACAGCCAACAAAAGAGCCTATCTGCGTGGTGAGGGCGAAAAGCGAGCCGAATGGGGAGTATCCCTCGTTGTTGTGAACTCAAGACAGGGCGGTTGCCCCGATTGTGCAAAATATATCGGCAAGGTGTTTATTGACGATGTTTATTCAAACGGCAAAAAGTCAGACGGAAACTATCCGCTTCTCTCAACCGCAATCAAGAACGGTTTGTTTCATCCGAGATGTAAGGACAGCACAAGTACATATTACGAGGAAATAACGACACTCGAACCTGTCACCCCCGAAGAAGAGGCAGAAATGGACCGTAGAGAACGGCTTGAAGAAAAACAGCAGTATGCACAGCGACAGGCAGAACGCTTTGACCGCCGTGCCGAATACAGTCTTGATGAGGACAATAAACGCATTGCCCAAACCCGAGCCGATGAGTGGCACGATAGGGCGAATACGCTTGAAGAAAAGGCAAAACAATTTTCTTTGAAGACTGATGAACAAAAATATTACAGACCTGTTTTTAAGGAAGATATATCAAAAACTTTTGAACGCAAAATTGAGGGCGAAACAATTACAATTGATACCCACAAGGCAAATACATTGTGTGACAATGTTTATATTTCAGATAAGGTAAAGCTAAAACGAAAAAAACTTCATAATTTTGATATGCAAGTGAGAAAAGCGTTTGATATGCTTGGAGAGGTTGAAACAAGCGGAAAGCCTGAAATTTGTATTGTCACTCCCGAAGAAATGCGAGTAAATGCTATTGCTTCATATATGCCAATGCAAAATGTTCTAAATGTCAATTCAGCATACTTTTCAACAAGTGATTTGTCAGATTTACAAGAAAACTTGGCTTGTCCGCAAGACGGATTGAGTACAATTCTGCACGAACTGATTCATTGGCAAGACGCTAAAAATTACAGAGCAAAATTTGGAAGTATTAACGATTATTTTGAATATTGCGATTACCTTAATAAAATTTATGCTCCAAAGGTTGAAAAATTGATAAATAACGGTTATAATATAGAGGATATAAGTGAGTATGCTTTTGAATGCTTAAAAGATAAAGCTATGGATGAAGTGTATAATGAGTACAGAGTCAGCAAACTTTTAGGGTGATGATAGTATGAGATTGATACAAACTGAAGAACAAAAATCTCTATGGAATGCGTTTAAGCCGTACCTTGTAACAAATGGTTTAAATGTCACTTTGCGTGAAGATGCTCCACAAGAAGCTAAAGATGCTGAAGCACTTTACAGTAAGCTTAGAGAAAAACAAAAAATGCAATATCTAAAAGATAGTGGCATAATCTAACCGCTCCGTAAAAAGGGCGGTTTTGTTATATGCAATTCACAAAAACAGCATAAAATTACGAATTGAGCATTTTATAATCGACAGCAATGTTGATTATAGGGTGCTTTTTGCATTTAAACCCGTCGATTTCGACCGGTTTAGAAAGGTGGTGACAGAATGAAAATCAGAGTAACAACAGCATTTAATGACAGGCAGAACGGCTATGTAACCCGACCTGTGAATGAAGTTTTTGAATGCTCCGAGCAGAGAGCAAAGGAACTCATTGACGGCGGTTTTGCAGAAGAGGTCAAGCCTGACACTCCCAAAAAGCCGAGAGCAAAGAAAACAGAATCAGCAGATTAAGCACTTTACGAATATGTAAGGTGCTTTTTTATTGTCCGAAGACATTAAACTACGGGAGACACCGTGCAAAACTGAAACAGAGAGACACTCTATAAACTGATTACGGGAGACACCCGAAAAACTGAAAGGATATGAAAAAAATGGCAGAACCAAATCCAACACCAACCCCCAATGAACCGACACCTGCACCGCAGGGAACTCCACAGGGAAACGCTCCTGCCTTTGATTACGACAAGCTCGCAAGCCTTATTACAGGCAAACAAAGCGTGACAGAGGACACCGTGTTGAAGTCTTATTTTAAGGAGCAGGGATTGTCAGCCGATGAGATGAAAGAGGCTATCGGTGCTTTTAAAAAGCAGAAAGCCAAGAACACTCCCGACTTTGCAAAAATGCAGTCGGAAGTTGAATCTGCAAACAACGCAAAGCTCACGGCAGAAGTCAACCAATCGGCAACCCTCGAAGCCGTAAAACAGGGCGTTGACATTGCAACAGTTCCTTATGTGCTTAAAATTGCAGACTTTTCAAAGGCTGTGACAGACGGCAAGGTCAATGCGGAAAAGCTGACAGAGGCTGTTAAAAAGGTGCTTGATGATATCCCCGCACTCAAGGGCAAACCTGCCGAGAACGGCACAGGAGTTAAGAAAATCGGCGGTGACGGCAACGGTACATCGGACGGTACAAAACCAAAGGCAAATGTTCCTACCAAAAAATGGAACAGATTTAATATTTAACCAAAGAAAGGATTGAAAAATTATGGCAAACACAAATAACTATGCCGAGCAGTTCAGCCCTGATCTGCTCGAAATTCTTGTTCAGGGCACACTTACATCACCATTCATCACTTCAAATGTAAAGTGGGTTGGCGCAAGAACTTTCCACTTCACACAGATGAGCACATCAGGCTTTAAGAACCACAATCGCAACGGCGGTTGGAACAAGGGCAAGTATGTTCAGACCGATGTTCCGTTCACCTGCGAACACGACCGTGATATTGAGTTCCTCGTTGACAAGGCAGATGTCGATGAAACAAATTCGACTGCAAGCGTTGAGAACATCTCAAAGACATTTGAACAGACACAGGTTGCTCCCGAAACAGACGCACTTTTCTTCTCAAAGGTTGCAACAAAGGCTCAGGCAACAGACGGATATCATTCTTCAACAAAGACATCGGAGTGGACTAAGGAGAACGCTTATTCAAAGCTCAAAACAATTCTCTCTGCCGGCAAGCTCCGCAGATACAAGGCAAGAGGCACACTTGTTGCCTATGTGACATCTCACATTATGGACTGCCTTGAACAGTCAACAGAGTTCACTCGTAAGATTGAGCTTACACAGATTGCAGAGGGCGGTATCGGCATTGAAACAAGAGTGACCGAGATTGACGGTTGCCCTATCATCGAGGTTATTGACGATGAGCGTTTCTACGATAACTTCAACTTTAACCCCGATGACGGCGGTTTTGAGCCTGCAACAGGCGCTCACAAAATCAATGTTCTTGTTGCCTGTGGTGAAACCTGCAAGACTGTTCCGAAGATTTCAAGCATTTACTTCTTTGCTCCCGGCTCACACACAGAGGGTGACGGCTGGCTCTATCAGAACCGTTCGCTTTCCGATACATTCGTATTCCCGAACGGCAAGGACGGCAAAATTGACAGCATTTATGCCGATGTTGACACAACGGCGGTTGCGTAATGTATGCCGATTACATTGAACATCAGGGCGGAGATGAAAACAGCATTATCTCTGCCGAACACATTGATGTTCTGACTTTTAACCGCATTGATTTTGAAAAACTTTCGGAAATGCAGAAGAGAATCATCGGCAGAGTGCATAGCAGACTTACTGCTTTTGAAGAAGAAAATGCCGATATGATTTCTTCCTACCTGAAAAGCTATTCAATCAACGGCACATCAATGGAATTTGGCGCAAGCTGGAACTTAATGTGCATCAGCGGAGTGGCAATTCCTGCCGACCTCTATGCGTTGCTAAAATCAACAGGACTTTGTTATCCTGCAATCTGAAAGGTGCGTGAAAACCGTGAAATTTCCGTCACTTGTAAAAAAGCAGTTTTGCAAAACTCCTGTCGAGGTCACAATCTACGGTGAGGGAATAACCGAGGACGGCTCTCCTGTTATCGCATTTGAGTGCAAAAACCTGTATCCCTCCGAAAATCTTTATCCGTCAAATCTTCGCTGCGGAGGCAATGCTGTATGCAATGTGCAGTCAAAGGCAAAGACAGTCTATACCAAAGAGCAGAAAATTGTTCAGGTGTCGGCTGTCTTGCTTTTTGACGGCGACATTGCCCCCGACAGCCCCACTTTAAGCGGTGGCTTTGCAGTCCTTGACGGCGTAAAGAGAAATATTGTGCAGAGCATTAAACACCGCAACCCTGACGGTACAGTTAATTTTACGGAATTGGATGTGATTTAATGGGATTTTCGGTATCATCAAAAATCAAACTCAATATGCCTGTTGTAAAACAGCTTGATAGGGCAAAGCAACAGGCTCTTGAACAGACAGGTGACGCACTTCTTAAACAGGTGAAAAACACGCAGGTAATGCCGTTTGATACGGGTAATCTTCAAAACGAAAACACCTTTGAAGATTGTGCGCAGAGTTGGAACGGCACGGTTAAAATCGTGTCAAGCACTCCGTATGCAAGGCGGTTGTATTTTCATCCCGAGTATAATTTCAGCCGTAAGGAAAACATTGCCGCCGGCGGTAAATGGTTCTCACCGTGGCTTGAGGGCGGTACACGGCAGAATTTTTGCAGTCGGGCATTTGTGAGATTATACAGAAAGGAAACAGGACTTTGATTTACTTATCGGACATCAGAGATTGGCTCAAAAGCGTTACCTCAGCCGAGCATTATTACATCGGCAAGCTTGACAACAAGCAGGACAGGTCAATCGGTGTGTATTCATTAAAGCAGTCAGGAACACCCACAAGGGCAATCGGCGGTGAAAGCACCTACGATACAATAAGCGTGTCTTTGCTTATCCATTACACCGACAACGCAAGAGAAACCGAGGAGTTTGCACGCAGACTTTACGAAACGCTTTACGACATTAAAAATGTTGAAATTAAGGAACACAAAATCTATATAATCGAACTGCTCACGGAAGAACCCGTTGATGTGGGAACAGACGACAAGGGTGTGTATGAGCAGGTCATTGAAGTTAAATTTTATTACGAAAGGAAGTAATTTTATGGCAAAAGTTGAATCGGGAGTATTCCCGTGCTATGAAAATCAGTTTGCGGTTGGCAAGGCAGGAACAGAATCCGCCACGACAAATATTGCTAACTGCGAAGAATTTTCTGTTGCATTTGACAACGGTGTCGAGGAATGGACAGCCTTTGAAAACGAGGGCTGGAAGTCAAGGCTTATGACAGCAAAGTCAATCACAATTTCGGTAAAGGGCAAGCGTACAATCGGTGACGCAGGCAATGACCAGATTGCCGCCCTTGCATTTGAAAACGGCAGAAAGACAGAAGTTTCGTTTATGTGGACCTTCCCTAACGGTGCAACCGTCCTCTTTAAAAATGCAGTTGTATCCGTTACATCAAACGGTGCAGGCGCAAGTACGGGTGTTGCTCCGCTTGAATTTGAAGTTATGTCAAACGGCAAACCCGTATATACAGCAGCCGCTTAAAAAAACGAAAGGAATGAACGATTATGTCAAAGTTAATTGATATTACAGACAAGCTTAATTTTGAGGAAAAGCCGAGTGTCAGAGTTAAAAATGTTGACCTTGCAATCAACAATGACGCAGTTTCAATGCTCAAAGTTGCGGCACTTTTTGAGGACGGCAACGGTAAAAGTAAAGATGTTATCGAAATGTATCATCTTCTTTTTGATGAATCCGAGAGAGAAAAGATTGAAAAGTTAAAGCTGAATATGCACGATTTCAACGCCCTTATCAGCGAATCTGCCAAAATTGCAACAGGCGATTTGACTGACGAGGGGGAAGCTCAGACCCCGGCTACGACCTGATTGATGACTTTGATTTAATCGTGTCGAGCTTTCGCTCGGAGTACGGGGTCAGCATTTATTCAAAGGATTTTGCAAAAATGAGTTGGAATGAGTTCTGCTCACTTCTGCAAGGCTTAGGACCCGAAACACCGCTTGCAAGAACGGTTCAAATTCGCCTTGAAACCGACAAAGAGGTCTTGAAAAACTTTACTTCGTCACAGCATAAAATCCGCAACAAATGGCGGTCAAGGAATGTAAAGCACTATTCAGACGAAGATATGAACACCGTTCTTGCAGAATTTCAAAACTTTTTTGCAAGCTTGTAAAAAAACAACCACTCCAAACGGGGCGGCTGTTCTTTTGCAAAATTTTTAAGCGTACATCATAACGGTGTGCGCTGTTTTTATGCCTGTTTTTAAAGAATCTAAAATGAAAGGAAGTGGTGAATATGGCGACAAAGGCGGGTGAAATTGAGCTTGATGTCAGGCTTACGGGTGATGATATTTCAAAAACATTGCATAAGATTTCCGATTCAATTACCAAAAAGTTTGATTCGGCATTTTCAAGTCTTTCAAAAGATTTTGAAAATGTAAGCACTGATATGAAACAGTCCTTTTCAAAGGTTGCGGAGGGTGTTTCTCAGAAAACCGAGAAAGAGTTTTCAAACATCAAAGGCAGCGGTGAGCAGTTAAGCAATTCGGTTTCATCTTCGTTTAAGAAAATCGGTACGGCTGTGATTGCCGCCTTTTCCGTTGCTAAAATCAAGGAGTTCGGTCAGCAGTGCATTGAATCGGCTGCGGAAGTCAATGCGGCAAATTCGCAGTTTGAGCAGACTTTCGGCACAATGCAGTCACAGGCAGAATCAGCCATTCAGAGCGTTGCCAATCAGAGCGGTATTCTTGAAACCCGATTACAGGGTGTCGGCACAAGCATTTATGCCTTTGCAAAAACTACGGGTATGGACAGTTCAAGTGCTTTGGGAATGATGCAGGAGGCTTTGCAGGTAACAGCCGACAGTGCCGCATATTATGACCGTTCGCTTGAAGACACCGCAGAAAGCCTGAAATCGTTCTTGAAAGGCAACTTTGAAAATGATGCCGCACTCGGTTTGTCCTGTACTGAAACCACACGAAATGCGGCGGCTAATAAGCTGTATGGCAAGTCATTTACGGATTTGTCGGAATCGCAGAAACAGCTCACGCTTTTGCAAATGGTCAAGGACGCTAATCAGCTTTCGGGTGCTATGGGACAGGCAAGCCGTGAAGCAGACGGTTGGGAGAATGTAACGGGCAACCTCAGAGAAAGTTGGAAACAGCTCCTTGCCGTAGTCGGTCAGCCTATTCTTCAGGTGGCAACTCAGGTTGTAAAGCGGTTGAGTTCCGCACTTGCGACTTTAACGGAATATGCCAAAGGTGCGGTTGAATCGCTTTCAAAGGTCTTCGGCTGGGATACAGGCAATAACACCGCAAGCAATATCAAATCTGCGTCCGATTCAGCCAAAAGCCTTACGGATACGGCAGATGACAGTTCAAAGTCACTTGATAATGTTCAGAAAAGTTCCGAAAAAGCAAAGAGAAGTGTTGCGGGCTTTGATAAGCTGAATGTGCTTTCAAGCTCTGACAGCTCATCTTCAAAGTCAGACACCTCCTCATCAAAAAGCTCATCGGGCGGGTCATCGGGCGGAGCTGTTGCAAAGAATGTTGTCAAGGACACAAGCAAAAACCTTTCGGGGGCATTCAAAAATCTATACGAAAAAAGCGGATTCAAAGGCTTTGTCGAGAATGTACAGAAAGGTATTAACAAGGTTGATTGGTCAGCTATAGGCAAGAACTGCAAGACCGTTTTTGATAATGCTGTTCCCATAGTTCAAAAGGCATTCGGCACAATGCAAAAGGTCGGTTCTGCAAAACTCGGGGCAATCGGCTCTGCATTCGGAGCGGTTGCAACAATCGGCGGAAAGTCGTTTCAGACCATTTCAGGCGGTGTTGCTAAGTGGATTTCAAAAGACAGGGAAAAGATTATCGGCTTTATCGACGCCATAGGCAACAATCTTACAAACGGCTATAACAACCTTTCAATCTTTTTTGATAATTTCGGTACACTTGCAGGCAATGCAATTGACAATGTTCGCCCTCAAATGGAAGAATCAATTTCCAATCTTTTAAGCGGTCTTACAACCTTTGCGGGTTCAGTCGGCGAAGTTGTTTCGGGTGCGTTTTCAATCGCAACCGAAAGCCTTGTTGAATGGACTGAAAATGACGGTGCAACAATCACAGAATTTCTTGAAAATTTACAATTGCAGTTTGCAGATGTGTTTGACTTTATCGGTCAGATTTTCGGAGATATCGGAACAATTATCAGTAATTGGTGGAACGGCAACGGACAGCAGATTTTTCAGAATATCTGCAATATGTTTACCAACATCGGCACAACCCTGATGAATGTTTACAATCAATGGATTAAGCCTGCGTGGGATTTTATCGTAGCAATCGTAAAGTCAGCTTGGGAAAACTGGCTGAAGCCTGTTTTTGAAGGTGCAATAAACTTCTTCGGCAAGGTTGCAGACTGTGTTTCAACCGTGTGGAATAACTTCCTGTCACCGTTTGTAAACTGGCTTGTCAGCTTTTGGGGACCTATATTTCAGAATGTTTTCAATGCCGTAAAAAGAGTGTTTGATAATGTGTTTACATTTATCGGTGGGTTGGTTACCTCTATACAGAAAACATTCGGCGGTCTTATTGACTTCATTACAGGTGTTTTCTCAGGCGATTGGAAAAAAGCATGGCAGGGTATCTATGACTTCTTCAAAGGCATTTGGGACGGCATTTGCGCCGTGTTTAAGTTCATTATAAACGCAATCATTGACGGCATAAATGCGTTGTGGACAGGTATTTATAACTTTGTTTCTGGCGTTGTTAATTCAATCGGCGGAATAGCCGGTATTATCGGAGCGGCTTTTGGACAGGATTGGAGTTTTTCAATGCCTGAAAATCCGCCTCTCATTCCGAGATTTGAAGAACCCACGGAATCACCGGCACGAAAATTTGCAAAAGGCGGTATTGTTAAAGCTCCGACACTTGCGGTTGTCGGCGATAACGCAGGTGCTAACAGCGGTAACCCTGAGGTTATTTCTCCTCTTAACAAGTTACAGGGTATGCTCGACAATTCGGGCGGTCAGGATACAGTGATTCTCACACAAATTCTTGACCTGCTTAAACGCATTTATGAAATGTTCATTATCTTTCGCAATAACGGTGGCAACACTTATTCGTTTACTGCCGAGCTTGAGGGTTCAACGCTTTTTGAAGAAATGATAAGACAGGATGAGCTTTACAGACGCAGACACAACGGTAAATCCGCATTCGCATAAAGGGGGAAATGATATGTCAAATTATAACGGCTATTTGCTTAAATTCGGAAACAACATAATGCCGAATAAGTACATTACCGCATTTTCATCAACTCCGAATCAGCGACTTGAAACTTCTGCGGAACGAGATCAGAACGGTACGCTTCAAAGGGCAACGCTGCCAAATTACAAAACAAAAATTTCGTTTTCAACTCACATTCTTCATCTTGACGAAAAGATTGATTTTCAGTCGATTATCAACCTCTCAATGGCGAATAAGTTACAGAGGAAGTGCAGGGTAACTTATTGGAACGATGAAACGAACAGCTATTACACCTCTTATTTTTATATTCCCGATATTGAATATACCGTAATGGATGCCGAAAAGAATGATATAACCTATCAGCCGATTACGGTTGAACTGATTGAGTATTAAGGGGTGATTCTTAAAAATGCTTGTATCTAAAGAAATTGCTGATAAGCTGAAAACAAACACACTTTACAACACCGTTGCCCTGCATTCTCCTGACGGCAGTTTTGAGGATATAACAGGTGAAAGTATCGTGCTTGACAGCTTTTCGCTTGAAAATGAAATCGTTGAAAAAGAATTGAAATTCGGCGGTTGCATAGCCTCTGAAATGAGCGTGAAACTCATTGATTATGATTGCTCGGCTTTGATAGGAAAGACGGTACAGGTCATCATAACGGCAACATATCTTGAATCGGAGCTGTATCCGTCAGATGATTTGTACCCGTCAAATACTCTTATTTGTCCTGCCGAAACAGGAACGATTGAATGTCCTGTTTTCTACGGTAAAATTCAGTCGGCTCAAAGAGATAAAAAACAGCGTAACATCGTCAAAATCACAGCCTATGACGCTTTTTATGATATGTCAAAGGCGGATGTGTCTTTGTGGTTTGCGGGCAAAGAGAACGAGGACGGCAGTTTTGCTTATGGTTATGCGCACTATCAAAAAGACGATAATTTTAAGAGCTTTTATTCAATAATCGCAGAATTTGCCAAAGATTATGCAATTACAGGGGTTTCACCGCCGAGCTTATCTGTCTTTAGTGTACCGCTGAAATTTGATGATACCTGCGTGGAAAAGGTTATAAAGGACATTACCTTGTCAGATTTAATTCAAGCTTATGCAGAATTAACTTTGAGCTTTGCCGTTATAGATGCCGACGGAAAAATGCGTTTTAAAAGGCTGTATTCTCAATCTTCCGTTGAAACAATCGATTCGTACAAAGATTTATCCTTTGAAGATTACGAACTTGAGCCTATCCGTATGTACAGTGCTAAGTTTGCTGATAAAAAAGCGTTTTTGTATGGCAACAGTAACGATTTTTCGTGGTATGTTTCCGATAACATTTTGATGAGGTGCAGAACAACAGCAAGTGATATCGGCACAAAATATAATTCTGTTAATTTTTTTGGTGATGTATATAAATACCGCCCGACAAAAATTAAGCTGTTTTCGTATTGGTGGCTTGAGGCAGGCGATAAGTACACAATTAAAACTCCGTTTGAAGATTTGCCGACAATCGAAACATTTGTGTTCAATAAGAGAATGGACGGATTTATAACTGCCCTCACATCAAAGGGCGAAAAACGATTAGGAAAGGAAGTAAAAGAAAATGAACAAATACAATAAAATTGTCTTTGTGAACGGCTCTGCTCCGCCCCTCAATGCCGACAACCTCAACCATATGGACGAGGGGATTGAACGGGCAACAGACGGAGCAATTGCACTTGAAACCGAAATAACCACAGCAAGAGGTGATTCTGCCGACCTGAACACACGCTTCACCGCTGATGAAGCAAGCCTTGAAGCCGTGAAGTCTGAAATAACCACAGCAAGAGGCAGTCATGATTCACTCGGAACAAGGCTTGATACGGTTGACGCAAATCTTACGAAAAAAGCAAACAAAAGCGACATTGATTTGATTAATTCCCGTTTGCAAAGCACTGAGACAACGCTGAATAATAAAGCTAACATAACTGATGTGAACAATAGTCTTGCGAGTAAAGCAGATAAAAGTACTACACTCGCAGGGTACGGCATTTCAGACGCATATACGCAAGAAGAAACGAATAAAAAACTTGCCCGAAAACTCGATTCAATGCCGTTTGACAGCGAACCCAAAAATAACAGCCCGTGTTATCTCACAAGCGGTACGGTTTACAATTCTCTTCTTACAAAAGCCGATAAGACTGAAACCGATAATTCGCTCGCTGAAAAAGCAGACAAGGTAGATGTTGATGTTTTACTGGCAAACAAAGCTAACCTTGTTAACAGCTCTAACATTTTTGATTTTGATGCTTGGGCGAAAGGGTTACAGAGTTTGACTACACCAGTTTATCGGGGCACACTTGATGAATTGAACTTTGCCGAAAAATCAATTACCATTACCCCTACCCCTACATCAAACGACACTTTTACGATGGGTTGGTACGCACCTTTCCCCGAAACAATGAAAATAAGTGTAAAACCAAATACTAAATATTGGATTTGTTGGCTTACAAACAACAATAACAGCAATGCTTTTGTATTTTTAAACGGAAACAGTACCAATAATGTAAGAATAACACGTGGTAAAGGAACATTTGTCACAAACAATGATACATCGTTTATAACGATTAGGTTTGGTACTAATAACAGTGGTACTTTCAAGGTGTCCAAAATTATGATTACCGAAAAAGAATCAATCTATTTACCAAATAAAGTTGCAGAAGGCGTCCCAGAGGTTGCAAACGAGGTTTTGGCATTTGAAAAAACAACCCAAGCCTCACTTGACAGCAAATATGACTCGTCAAATATCGAACTCGGTACAGCTACTCTTACTCCGTACTCTACTCAGATTGATAAAATAAAATCCGCAACATGCATCTATGAAAAAATTGGCAATATCGTTATTGTAAATGTCACCGTCATTATGAACGCAACATCTTTAGGCGGAACATCTACAATAGCTTTGCTCA